ATGCCAGCAAAAAGTTACAACAAACAAATTCCGAATTTTGGAATTTTTATTTAGCCAACAAAGACTGGTGTTATTTCACTACCTTTGAAAGGATGTTTGACAAGACCAATGTGCAAAATATCTTTTCTTTTATAGGAGAGAAATATGACGAAAAAAAAGTGAATGAAGTATTAATGAATAATTTGTAAATCCATCAAGTCTCCACCCACTTGACTCGTGTTTGTCTCTACCAAGTCTCCACCAAGTCTCCACCAAGTCTCCCACTTTTTTTAAAAGTGGAAAATTACTACTCTTTAATGATAATATTTTTTTTAACTCCAGGCTTAGATTTTTGGCTCTTAGCTTCTCCCGAAGGGCAACCTTTCTTAAAGGTGGAAATGAGTCGCCTCCTATCCTCCTTATATTCCAAATATTGTCCTTTTAATACATCTAGTTCTCCGAGCCACATTTGTTGTATTGACGTAGTCTTGACTATATTCAACTCTGCCTCCTTATCACCCTTACTCTTTAATAACCTTGCAACATTCTCTTCCGTGACAGAATCCATCGGCATTCTTACCAAGTATTTATAGTCGCCGTCTTTTTCCATCTGATCGTAGCTCTTGGTAAGCAACATCTCGTTCACCTCTTCTCTCCTTTTCTTTCGCAAATCAATAGTACCATCCAACACTTCCTGAATATAGCGCGCCTTGTTTGATATAGTAATCAACTCTTTTTCTAAAGAATTAATCATGTATTCTTTTCTTGTCCCATATAATGTAAGACGTGTTTCATAATAAGCGTCAATGATTTCAGACACTTTTTCGTATTTATGTAACGTGTCATCTGCATCAAACAAATGCATATTGGTTGTCGTGTTAGTCGTACAAAGCTTCAGCAACTTTTCTACTCCATTTGAACCATGATCTCCTTTTGATTTCTCAAGTTCTTCCAATTTTCCTTTCGCAAAGGTAATCGTGAAATCTACATTTGTATCCTTACTCATGTCGTCATAGTCTTTAATACTTGCTTGCGCTTTCTTGCCTTCTTTAGAAGGACTAGGTTCAATCAACTCTTCAAGCAGTTCCTTGAAATCCTCTGTCCAATACCCTACAGGCAATTCAGTAACGCGAATTTTGTCCGGTCCAACTTTTTCATAGACACCTTTGAACAAGAACTTCTCTTCTGAAATTTTTGTAATTTTGCCTTGAAAGCCTTCATAATAAGGAATAAATTCTTGACAAGGAACTTGAGATAACAGGTTGCTTTTCAAATACTCAATAATTTGTAAAGGGTCATAAGACATAATGTCTGTACTGAACCCAGTACCGATACCCTTTGAACCATTGACTAAAATCATTGGTATAATAGGTGCGTAGAAGATGGGTTCCACCAAGGTTCCGTCATCATTTAAATAATCCAGTACATGATCATCTGCGGCTGGAAAGATTGCACGCGTCAATTTATTTAATTGCGTAAAGATATATCTTTCAGAGGCAGAGTCTTTTCCACCCTGCAACCTCGTACCAAACTGACCATTTGGCAACAACAAATTAATATTATTTGATCCGACAAAATTCTGAGCCATGCCGACAATTGCCGCGTTCAAACTTGCCTCACCATGATGGTAACACGATTCTTTCGACACATAACCGGAAAATTGCGCCACCTTGATTTCTGAAGTTAATCCCATTTTAAACGCAGAATAGAGGATCTTACGCAACGAAATCTTGAGACCATCCATCAAGTTGGGTATAGATCGGTCACAATCATATTTAGAGAAATGGATCAATTCCCGATCAATAAATTCTTCATATGTAACGCTGGTCTTTGAGGTGTCCAAGTATGCATTTCTATCATAGACTTTAAGCCAGTCTTTTCTATCATCAGCGCGCTTCTTATTGAAAACCATATCAATAGCATTGTCTGAAAGTTGTGAATGTTCAAATCCAACTAATTTTTTATGTTCAAAATATTCGCGGAATTCTTTGCCAGTGCTGGTACCCAAACCCTTGTAATATTTGAGTTTCCAACCATTTGTATCGTTTTCTTCCTTCCACATGTCATATTCGCCATCATTATAAAAGTTCAACTCGGTTGTTCCCTTTTTGGCTTTCAAAATAGGCGTATTCATGAAACCAATAAATCCGGGGATTAATGTAAGTGTTGGCCATTCCGACTGGAATAAATTAATCCCTAGACCCTTGATATGACTACCATCTAAATCTTGATCCGTCATAAAGAGTACTTTTCCATAACGCAGATGTTTATTTACGTCTTCCATGCTAAGATATTTCTTGCCGGACTCCAATCCAAGAATCTTTTTAATCTCTGCAATCTCCTTGTTTTCTGAAATTTTCTTGGTAGTCTCACCGCGAACATTTAGGATCTTACCCTTCATTGGATAGACGCCAATATTGTTACGATCTTCGGAAGATAATCCAGAAATAATTCCTGCCTTTGCCGAATCACCTTCACAAAAGATGATGACGCAACTCGACGACTTTTCAGTGCCAGCCCAATTTGCGTCTGTCAACTTGGGGATTCCTCGCACAGACTTGCTTTTTACTCCATCGGTTTTCTTTGCAGCTTTGTTTTCCTTGACTTCAGTCAATTGAAGCGCTGCATCCATGACACCCATTTTAGCGACCTTTTCAATAAACTTATCACTGACTTCGCACTTGGATCCGAACTTGGAGGAAGGTGTATTCATGTAGTCCTTGGTTTGACTATCAAACGCGGGATTTTCAATATCACAACGCAAGAACAAAATGAGTTGCTCTTTGATTGAGTTTGGGTTGACTTTGACTTTCTTTTTCTTTTCAATATATTCACCTAGTTTTTTAGTAATCTGGTTCAAAATATATTCCACGTGCTTACCTCCCTTTGCCGTATGAATGCCATTGACAAACGACACTTGTACGAATTCATTTGAAGGAGTAAGAGCAACTGCATATTCCCAACGACCTTCAGTTCCAAACTCTTCATATACACGAGGCGATTCTACCTTTTCACCAATATACAAATCTATATATTGTTGAAAATTCTTTACAGGAACAAGATCACCATTATATTTTACCTTTATTGATTTATCTGTGACAGCCGCAACATCATAAATTCTTTTTTTTAGCAGAGAAATCATATCAGAAGTTAGACCATCTAATCCAAGACGCGCGTAGTCTGGTTTAAATATCACCTTGGTATAAGGTTTATTCTTGCACTTGGTAATGGATGGACTACAAATCTCTGAAAGATTTTCTTTGAATTCTTGTACATACTTGAGACCTCGCACATGGTCAATCGTTTCAACGGATCCATAAGTAGACCAAATGAGAACAAGCTTGAAACCAAATCCATTCTTTCCACCAACAATTTTCTTTTCCTCCTTGTCATAATTGGTAGAAGTTCTAAGCTCTCCAAAAATCATCTGAGGAATCCATGTTTTATGTTCAGGATGCTGAGCAACATCAATACCATTTCCATCATTTAACATTGTAATAGTACCATCTTCACTAATGGTAATTTCAATGTTTGAAACAGGAATACAATTTTGTTGTCCTGCTGAAATAGCCTGTAACATCCGGACAACATGATCGCGACAATTTACAATTCCTTCATCAAACAACTTGAACAGACCAGGAATATATTCAATATTTTTCTCAATAATTCTATCTCCGGTATCATTTAGGATATGTTGATGAGAATCTATTTTTTCAATAGAACCAACATAAGTGTCTGGAGCATCTAGAATGTGCTGAATCGCAGACTTCTTTTGATATTTCTTTGATAAAGTTACGTCTTCTTTAGTAGCGCTCATAGTATTATATGTAAAATCTATTTAATTCAATTTTCCAATTCAATTTTTTTATATAAAAGATAAAAATAAAAATTAAAAATAAAAATTAAAAATAATAAATAATAGTATGACTTCTAATCAGCAATTTACACCAGGTAAAAAAAGCAATAGTAGAAAAATTATTAATTATATTGCACAATATAATGCTGCTTATGCAGCTCGTGCAGATGTAAAACCATTAAATTGTGCATGTACACAAGATCAAAATGATAAAAATCTATCATTTGCTGGAACGGATTCACCATCGGTAAGAATTTCTAATAAAATGAGGGTATCACAAGTTGTAAATAATTATAAAGGCGGGAAAACACAATATGGCAATTTTTATTTAGGTCAACCATTAGAAGTGAATTATTTAGGTAGAACTGCTGGGATGCCTGGAGGTAGTGGAACAGCACCTAAGAATTCATTTAATTGAATAATCGCGTTTCTTCTCTCTTTAGCAGATTTTAAATTTTATTTTCTTCAATCAATATATATAATGTCACACGAACGTCAAGTCGGATCTCGCGCCCAAGTGATGAATGGAACATGTCACCATACCAAAGGTGGTCTCACAAAGAAGCATTTGAAATATAACAAACATGGTCGTATTGTTTCTAAAAAGGCTTCCATGAAGGCCAAGAAAAATAACCGCCTAGCCAAGGCAGGTTTTGTTCCTAAAAAAGGTGTTTTTAAGCTCTTTAAGAAGGGAGATGGTAAGAAGTCACGAAAGATGAGGGGTGGTAATCACTACGCATTAAGCCCAGCCAATTTTGATGGCCAAGGTGTTGGAACTTCTGGCCCTGACGTCCAAATGAGAGCTGGCGAAGGCAATTAAATAGAAACTAAATTATATTAAATTATATTATTAAATAAATAAAATAATTATTTTTAGACATTATGAAACCATGATGTTTCAATAAATTTTTCATAAACAATGTGATGCGACAATTTAAAATATAAATATTTCTCAAAATATCTTTTGCTAACAATAAATTTTAATGATTGTATGTTGCAAAATTTGTAATAGTGATTATATGTGTCATCAAAAGAAATTAATGGTAGAACATTTTTTTCATTTTTAACAACTTCTTTCATGTAGATAAAAAAATTTTCAATGTCTTTAATTTTATTCCACATATTACTAGATATATTTAAAATATACTTCTCTTCAATGATTTCAATAGAGGGTAAAAAATGTTTTAAAATTTTAACTATATTTTCTTCACTGATGGTGCCATTAGTGAGTAAAGGTTCCGATTTTTGTTCTTTTGCCCAAAGTTTGAAGAGAGAAGACAATTCATCCACTTCTATTTCATTATCAAATAAATCGCCACCATAATCACATTGAATAGTATTTTCCCAAAATTTCATAAAGTCACTATGTGTAGGTAAATATTTACTAGTAATCCCAGTAAAAGAATCATTTTGTTCAATATAGGTATATTTTTCTTTCAATAAATTTTTCAACGAATTTGAATAAATAATATTGGGTAGTTGGCAACTAAAAAGAAATTGTTTCCAAACAAAATGCAAATTTTTCCATTCTATATTGCAGTCGCTTGTATCAATAATATATTTATTACAAAATTCTTCTACAATGGTAGCTTGAGTTGAATTTTTAAGATAATATGAATAACTTTTTAGTTCTTCATCCGATTTATTTTCAATAAATGTATCCGAATTTTCATAACGTTTAGAATAATGTGCTGCTACACAAAGAAAATCAAGACCAATTTTTTTAAGTAATTCTCTCCACACGTCATTTGAAAATGTTTCATTAATTTGAATTAAACGACAGCTTGTATAAGGATGATTTTCATGATATTTAGTCATAAAATTATGAGTGCTATTATTATTTCCAATGGAAGATATAGCTGCATGGTCTATTTCATTCAAAAATTGTTTCATATTTTGACTAACTAGAAATATCAAATGTTGATTTTTTTTTAGAATATTATCACCAATAATAGTAAGAAAATATTTTGCTGCATTTTTTGATGAAAAAAAAGTGGGATATAAAACATTCAATACATTTTGAATGGTATCTGTTTCAGGAATAGAGCTAAACAAGCTTCTCTCTTTAATCTGTTTAATAATATTTGATTTCGTTTTATGTTTCCATTGCAAAAGAACTCGTTCTTTAGAAATAGAAGAGAGAAGTTTATGTATAATGTCGTCTTCTTTAATGATTAAATATTTATCTCCATTATACTCGTAAAAAAAATTATTATTTGAAAGATAAAAATATTTATTTTTATTTAGAAAAATTTGAATAAATAGCTGTTGTTCATTCGTCAAATAGTTATTACGAGATATGCGTTCTTCATGACTTTTGAATTCCATTTCAAGTGTATTTGGTAAATAATGAATAATATGGTTTTTTATTCTTTGTATCATATAATCATTGTCTTTATATTTTTCTAATAGGCTTGTTATGGTATTTATACAATCTGTATCAGACATTCTTTTAATTTTTCAAAATAAGTCTTTAAATCCTTAAAAAAAGTTTTATATAAATAATTATAATGATTTATATAAATAACATGGCAAAAATAAATTTACGATATTTACCCCGTTCTTTAACAAAAAAAGATAGAAGTTTGCAGGCCAGCGAATTAAAAAAATCACGAAAAATGTATAAAAAAGGTTTTTATCATACTAGACGCAAAGTTGCTTCATATCCTTCTAAAAAATCGTCTCATATTTTAGACGCGCAAAAAATGTATCATGTTTCAAAAATCGGAG